TGGAGGCCAGTCAGGAGGTGTTGGTGCTCAAATTCGTGGCGTTGGGGACGCGCAATGGGATTCGGGTGATTACCCAAGCCGGTTAGTGTTCTCCACTACTGCCGACGGAGCGAGCAGCCCGACGGAGCGCCTCCGTATCAACAACTCCGGCGCCATCGGTCTCAGCGGTGCCAATTTTGGTACCCAAGGTCAAGTGCTTGTCTCTAACGGCAGCACTACTGCACCTACTTGGCAATCCGTCACGCCCTCGTCTGTTTTTGGCTGGAACCACACCAATGACAGCTACGGTCTCTACCTTCCAGGAACCAGCATCACTACCGGTTCTCTTAGTGGAACGGTAGACATTGACGTTCAGTCACGACTGCGTCGTTGCGTGATTAACGATGCGGGTGTAGTTCAATACTACTTAGACGCTGATGACTCCACCCTCAAATCAGGTGACTGGCTACGTATTGTTGAAACACAAGCTCTTAATACCGCCTATACCGGCACACATTCCGAATCCACAAACTCCCTCCTGCGTGTCGGTGTTCCCGCCTGGGCTGCTGGTACATTCACCAATGGTCAACGCGTCACCCATAACGGCTCTCTTTGGGAATGTGTAGCCGCCAGTACAACCGCAACTCCTGCTGCCGGCGCTGTTGCATCTGATTTGACAGGTACCGATGGGCAAGTGATGGTAGAAGTACCTGCGTTCTCAGTACGTTACGGCTTTGCCAGCGGTGTGCATACACGCGAAGTCCGATTGGGTTGCTCTGACTCGCTGATCGCACAAGGCTTCCAGCCTCACCCAGCCTTCATTAAAACAGATGGCACTTACAAGGATGCGTTCTATATCGGTGCGTATCAAGTAACCGGCGCGTCACCAGCAACCACAGTATCTGGTGCAGGCAACCGCGTCAACATGACTCGTGCTACACAACGCAGCGCATCTGCAGCTCGTGGTACCGGCTGGCATGTACTTGCGTATCTCGAACTAGCGGCCATTCAGACGCTAATGGTGACCGAATTCCGTGATATGAACACACAACGTGCCATTGGTAACGGATCACAGGAAGGCGCTGTTTATGTTGTTAACACAGGACTAAGTAACACTGCCGGCAACCGTAGTCAGAACGCATACACAAGTGGTGGTGCTGTAACTGATTACATTAGCTATAGAGGACTGGAAAATATTTATGGCCGAGCATGGCAGTGGGTTGACGGCTTTAACGTGTACGAACGCGTTGTTTACTTGAGCAACGATCAAACTGCGTTCGCAGATAATACTAGTGTTGGGTATGAGTTTTATGCTCAGGTGCCAACTGGATCATCCTCTTATCAAAAAGAACTGTTCGCCTTACCAGACGTTTTCCTGCCCTCCGTGGTAACAGGAGCAAGTTCTACCACGTATCTTGGTGATGCTTTCTGGACCTCTACCGGCTGGCGTGTGGCCTTTGTTGGGGGCAGGTCGGGCAGTGGCGCGCAAGTTGGGGCGTTCACCTTGTCTCTGAACGATGCTTCGGGCTATGCGAATTCCAACCTTTCCGCCCGTCTCGCCTACGCTGCTAACTAGCGTTGAAAGGTTAATAGGTAGTAAAATACCTTAGGCATGACTCCGTTTCCCGGCTGGCGTGTAGCCAATGTTGGAGGCAATTCGAACAATGGCACGCAAGTTGGAGCGTTCACCTTGAATCTGAACAATGATTCAGGCAATGCGAATTCCAACATTTCCGCCCGTCTCGCCAATGCCCTCAGATTTTTGGCAACAATTATCATACGGAGCATGCCACACCTCTTGGTGAAATAGTTGCACTGCATAAAGGATTAGTAGCTAGTCGAAAATCCTGCGACGCTGAGGGCTTAAACATTGAAAACTTATTCAAATCTCTACGAACAAATTTACGACATCGATAACTTACGCGTTGCTTTGTACAATGCAAGCAAGGGCAAAAAGAACGTCAGATCAGTAAACCGTGTATTAAAAGACCCTGATAAATACCTTTTAGAGCTACAAGTTTTACTGAAAGAACAGCGCTTTGTTAACGGTCCGTATCATATTTTTAACATCGTAGAGCGAGGCAAGAAGCGACAGATATACTCTCTACCTTTTTATCCTGATCGCATTGTTCACCATGCAATTGTTCAGGTCTGCGCAGGTTTTTGGATTAAAAGTTTTATTCGAGACACATATGCTTCTATACCAGGCAGGGGTATTCATGATGGAGTTAGAAGGATCAAGGGACAAATACCTAACTGTTCGGGTTATTACGCTCTTAAGTGTGACGTGTCTAAATTTTATCCCTCTGTTAACCACAAGATTTTAAAAGCGTTACTTAAAAAGCAAATCAAAGACGAGAAACTTTTAAAGCTTTTAGATATTATCATTGACTCAGGCCCTGGCGTCCCCATCGGAAATTATTTAAGCCAATACTTTGGAAATATAGTTTTAAGCCCTTTAGACCATTGGTTAAAAGAAGAAAAACAAATTAAATATTACTATCGTTATTGCGATGATTTTGTTATTTTACATCCATCCAAAGAGTATTTGCACAGCTTAAGGACCGAAATAGCATCCAAGTTAAAAGAACTAGGTTTAACTCTTAAGAGTAATTGGCAAATTTTCCCAATAGAAAAGAGAGGGCTTGATTTTCTCGGTTATAGATTTTGGTCAAACAAAACAAAAATAAGGAAAAGCTCCTTGAAAAATTTTGAAAGACGACTTAAAGTCAAGAGAATGACCTTAAATGAAGTCTTAAGAGTTAAGCAGTGCATAGGTACTTACAAGGGCTGGTTAAAATATTGTGATAAAAGAGGTTTTGTTAGGACAAAAGTACTACCGATGGTTTTTAGGTATAATGACTACGTTCGCCGCCTTCGGCTAAGGTTGTTGAAGGCATAATAGGAGATTACTTTCATGACCAATTTCGGATCCGACTATCCCAAGCCCCGCCTTGTGAGAGGTGAATGGCTTGTTCCTTACGCAATCACGTCCGCAACAGACGAAGACGGCGTGGTGACATATGAAGCAGAAGAAGCTACAAGCAAAACTCTATTTGCTCATGACGTAAACGCTGTCATTCCAGTAGGTAACGATGCTGATGTTCTAGAAGCAGTTAAACACGGCATTCGGATTCAGCGTGCTGCAGAGTATCCTCCGATGCAAGATTATCTTGACGGCGTGGCCAAGGGCGATCAAGAACAAATTGACGCTTATATCTCTAGGTGCTTGGCAGTAAAAGAAAAATATCCTTTCCCAGACCTCTAAGTCCTACTCGTTAAAACGTCTGGGGCGGTACACACCGCCCTTTTTAATGCGTGGTAATGTTGGTGGGCAGGCGTGCGTCAACACCCTGCCCTGGCCACAGTTCCCTAGAAACCATGACCGAACCAGATTACGACAACGATCTCGTCTTTCGTTCAGGCGGCAAAGAGTACGCCCGTATTGACGGAAACGGAGAATGGAAGCCTCGGACTCCTGCGACAAAGCTTGAGATCCGCGCCCAAGACAACGACGAAGACGTGACCGAGCTGGTCAAGCACGTCGCTGAACTGGTTGAAGGTGTCACCATCACCACCAAAGAAGGTGGCAGTATCAAGATGACCGGCGATGCCGTGATTCAAATGTCTGATGGCGCTATCAAGATCGGCTAATCACCATGAATGCAGAAAACAAACGCTTCATTAAGCAGTTCGTACTGGATCGCCTCTGGAGCGACACCGACCAGCTTCGCCTTGATCTCAGCAACTATGCCGCCACCCGTGGCATTAACGATCTGGAGGCTATGGAAGAGTACGAGTATCAAGTTGAACGTATCCAAAAGATGCTTGCCTGTTACTAAGTAGCTATTACCACTAATCACCCATGACACAATCACTAATGGCCACAGTTTATGTTGTTATGAAACAACGCCAAAACCCGATTGCCCGCTTTGCAGTGCTCCCTCATGAGATCCACTCGACAAAGAAAACGGCGCGGGACAGGGCTGAAGAGTTAAATAGTAAGGCTAGGACCAACCTTTACTGGGTCGAACCG